TGCACCAACAACTGGTAATCCTGCACCAGCAAATATTGATTCTGCCATTGCTGCTACTTTTAGTGCAGCAAAACCTTGTATAGCTTCAGATAAAAAATTAAAAATTTTATTAAAATAAGCTTCAACATTTTCTGTATTAAAAGTTCCTTTAGAATTCAACTCTGCCATTTTAGATGTGAACTTATTTATAAAATCTACTGCTGTTGGGGCTAAACCCTCTCCAATGGCTATTTTTAAATCTTCAACTGCACTTCTAAATTGAGCTATTTTATCTTTTGTATCTCCACTCATCTCTTTTGTAAATTTATCTGTTGCACCATTAGCATTTTTTATAGCATTTTCTGTTTTTTCCATATCCTCTTTAGTAGTTCCTAATAGAACTGAAAAAACTCTCATTCCTTCTGTTCCAGCAATAGTGGTTAAGAAATAGTTTCTTTCTTCTTCCGTCATTCTTGCTAGTTTAGGTCTCATTTCATCTATAATTTTTCTTAATCCTTTAAACTTTCCTTTATTGTCATATAATGATATTCCAACTTTTTTCATAGCTTTCTCCATATCAGGAGTAGCTTTTGCAAGTCTTGTATAAACACCCCCTAGTAATCTTCCAGCTTGTCCTCCTTTTATGCTGTTATTTGCTAAAGTTCCTAAAATTATATTTACTTCTTCCATACTTTCAAAACTTCTTGAAGTGGATGCAACATATTTATAAGCTTCCCCTAGCCCTGCTATACTTGTATTTGTATTGTTAGCTGTTGCAGCCATAACATCCATAAAGTGGTCTGCATCTTGTAATTTTAATCCAAATGCAGTTAAGTTATCTGTAAGAATATCTGATGTACTAGCTAAATCTTCTCCAGATGCAATAGATAGCTTTAAAAGTTTTGGTGTCATTTCCAGTACTTCATTAGTTTTCATTCCCGCCATAGCCTGATACATTTGAGCTTGTGCAACTTCTTGAGCTGTGAATTTAGTACTTCTCCCAAGTTCTCTTGTTTGAGTCATTAGCATATTTTCTTCAGCTGCTGTTGCTCCCATGATAGCTTTGTTTCTTCTGACTTGATCCTCTAAATCTGCAAATGCAGTTAAAGAACTTCCAGCTATAGCACCTAATCCTGCTAAACCACCAACAGCAACAGCACCAAATTTATTAACACCATTATTAACTTTTTCCCAGTTCATAGATTTAGCTTTCTGATAAAGCCCAGCAAGTCCTTTTTCTGCTTTATTTATAACAGCTGTAAATTTATCTTTGAGTTCTAGTCTAGCACTTAGTACATGTTCCAATTTTTCACCTCCAAATAAAAAAGAGGAGCTTTTATACTCCTCTTAGTGTTTGATTAATCAAAATGTGTAATTAAGATTAATTCACTTTTATTATTTCTATGTACTGTCATCTTATCAGTTAATCCAGTTTTATCTAATTCTTGAATTTTTTCTGTTATTAAAAATTGTTCTTTTAATAACTTTTGTTTTAACTTATTGGCTTCACTTCTTAAATATTCCAGCCCATATTCTATATTTTTGTTTCCAATTTCTTTTACTTCTTTAAAATAATTTTCTAAAAAGTCTTTATATTTTTCATACACCCCATATTTCTTACAAATCCAAATGACAACTTCCTTAAAAAGTAAACTTACAGAACTTGCTGAAGCATAATAATTATTTGAGTTTTCTTCTTTATACTCTAAAAAATCTCTATGTCTTAAAGTTATCTTATCTTTTCTTAAATTAGTATGAATAAGACATCTATCAATACCTGTTAATTTTTCTAGTTCTGAAACTTCCATAACAGGAACACCTCTCCAAGTTGTAGGTTTTATTTCTGAGAAAGGTAGCTTTTCTTGCTTTCCTACTTTTAAGGCTTGTTCCATTTTATGAAATTCATTGATATAAGTTGCAGTAAATATTGCTCCTTTTTTACCAGTTAATTTATGAGCTAAAAACTCACAACCTTTTTTAGTTATATCATATCTTTTATTTTTCTTACCAGTGCTGTCTTTATATTGTGTTTCCTTAAAAAATTCACTAAAAGCAATTTTGCTTTCAGTTAGATACTTCACATTTTTAGCTACATCTCTTAATAAATCAGCATGATTTTTACCTAACATTTTTGCAACTTCTCTACTATCCAAAACTAACTTTTTTAATTCAAAATTCATTTTCTATCACCTAACTTCCAAGCAATAGCTATTGCCTCATTGATAGTTTCAGTATAGAATTTTAAATCATTTACAGTTACTTCATACAAATTCTTAATTTTTTTCATTCTCATAATAAAAATACTCCTTTCAAAATTATAATTGATAGAAGTATCCACTTATGATATAATAGATTTCATAAGAGGGAAACTTCTTTTGGTTAATAGAGTATTAAACTTCTTGGTCGGAGAGCAATACTCTATTTTTCATTGAGTTCTCTGTTTATGGCATTTCTTAAAAAATCACTTCTAGTAAGTTTTTTTTCTTCACAGTAGATTCTAACTTTTTCTTCTAAATCTTCATCTATTCTAGTTTTTATTTCTACAGTTTTTGGTTTTCCAATAACAGGTCTACCCATTTTCTTTTTTGTAGCTTCCATTTTACACCTCCTAACTTTCTAGCCACAAATGTATTATATAGTTATGTGTCTAAAAAGTCAAGAGGAATTTTTAAAAATATTTAAAAGTAATTTTGCTTTCAATTAATTCCTTTAATCTTTTATTATTTCTTTTAATTCATCTGTAGTAAGCCCATTAAATGGATTAGAGTTTATATTTCCATTTACCTCAACCTTTTGAGTATACTCTCCATCCATTTTGTTTAGAATATCTAATGCTTTTAATCTATCTGTATCTTTAACAGCTCCATCTTTTATCATTAATGTTAAGAATTCCCTTCTTTCTATAGCTGTCATAATCCTATTGCCTTTTGCTTTTTCTTGTAATTCTTCAATATATTTTTGAATATTAGTATTTTTTAGTAATTTATCAGCATTTACTCCTGCATACTTTTCTTTGTATCCAGCTTTTATGGCAGCATCAGTAGCATTGCCACTAGCTACATAATATTCACAGAAAGATTTTTGCCTTGCATTTAATTTCAATGCTACTTCACCTCCAGTTTTACAAATAAAAAAACTCTCGTAGAGGACGTATCCTATCCATTTAAGAATCACGAGAGTATTGATATCAATGGCAGTGCATATTTGGTTTTTACAAATAAAAGACCTTCGCAGTCTAGTCAGAGTATTAGTCCGATGCACCATATTATTTTGACTTTTTTACAAGAAGTCGTAACTTGTTTGTTTTAAACTTTCGTATATTAACATTATATAATATATTGCAAAAATAAAAAAGGACATTTTAAGGACATTTTACAAAAAAATATTTTTTATCTTTTGCAGGAATTCACTTTCAAAAAGGTTATTTGCTATTGTATTTACCAATGAATTTCTATTTCTTTTAATAGTTCTTTCATCTACATCAAATTTTTCTGCTATATCCTCTATTTTTATTTTATCAAAATACATCATAGGAATTATATCTTTATATTTTTCCTTTTCTATGGAAGTTAATCCATAGTCTGTAAAATTAATCAATTCTTTTAAAAGTTCTATCTCTTTCAATCTTTCTTCTTTTATAATTTCAATTTTTTCTATTTCACTAAGATTATTGTTGTTTGTTGCTCTTATTTCTCCAATTGAATATTTTTTCTTAATTTCGATGTTATCTAAATTATTTTTTAAATACTCAATTCTATTTTTAAAGTGATTTCTGTTTTTTAGGAGCTCAATAGTTTTCTCATATGGTGTTAGTGTATTTTTACCTGGACCATCATTATCTTTTAAAACTCCTAATTGTTTTTTTACTTCAGTTTGTATTGCTTTTTTTATATCCTCTGTTATCATTTATCACCTATCTCCTTATTTGTACCAATTGAACTTTCTTTAAAATTTAATACTTTCTCAACATATCCTTTTGAATATCCATCAATTAATTTTATTTTTCTCTCAATTTCAGCAACATCATCTTCAAACTGTCTTTTTAATTCTATGAAGTTATTTACAGTTTTGTTTTGAACTTCTAAAGTAGGTATAATTATTAAGATATTTTCAAAATCTATTTTTTTTAATCTTTTGACTTTTTCTCCAGCTGATTTTTGATAAATATAATTTCTAATTGTATCTTTATAATTAATTAAAAATGCTATATACCTTAAATCAATAATATCTTTAAAACTATCTTTTAATATTAGTAATAACACATTTCCATTTATTGCAGCAGGAATATCATTTTGATATAAAATACATCTTCCAATATCCTCGTAACCAAAGTCTTCTAAGTTTACTAATATTTGTTCTTTTTCTACTTTTGTAGCTTTTTCATAACTTTCATTATCTATTCTATTTATTATCTCTTGAGCAAAGCAATCATACTTTCTTGAAATATCTCCATAAAATATTGCATTCTTTCCATCTGATGTTATATTTTTCTTAGTAAAAATATCTTTTTTGCTCATATACTTTATATCAAAAATATCAAATATCCTTACCTCTGCGTAGCCTCGAATAGAGATAATAATTTTAATTGTTTCTCTGATGCAGTCATTGAACTCACGTATTTTCTCTGACATCTTAATTTCCTTTCAAACTCTTTACATATTGATTTTAATTTTTTAATATTTCCTGATACATCTATATTTGCTCCACATTCTTGAACCAAGAACAAATCTAATTCTAGATTTTTTTTAACTCCACTTATCCACAATTCAGAAGCATGAGTATTTAAAGCATTTATATCAACTTCTTCTACTTCTTTTTCTTCTTGTAATTGTTGCCATGAATAATCACCTTCTAAAATCCATTCATCTTCTAAAATTTGTTTATCCAATTTGCAGTCATAGATTTCTCTATATACTTTTTCAGTTGTCTTATTTTTGTCGACAACTATAAACAATACAGATATACTTGTATCTGTGAAAGCATTATCAATTCTATTTAATTCAGCTAAGTTATTTCCTATAATTTTTCTAAATGTTTCTTCAGTTCTACGATACCCTACACCAGGAAACAAAATATAGAAGCCAAATCTTTTAGTGTATTTTAAAGATTTTAGAACAAATATATCATCAACACAGCCTGACCGCTTCCACTCAAACTCTTTTTGAATATTCTTTTGTTCCTCTTCTGAAAGGTCTTTAAATTTTAAAGAAAATGGTGGGTTCATTATTACACAATCAACTTCTAAACCTTCTTTTTCATACTCGAAGAAACTTTTTGTTTCTAGGTCACTATTCTTAAAGTTCTGTCTAGCTGAATTAATAGAGTTTTCTTGCACATCTACTCCGTATAACATTGCTGGATTAATAAATTGTTCTAACTGTCCACTTCCAACTGCACCATCAAATACAGTTATATTTTCTTTGCTAATGTATTTTTTAACTTTCCTAGCAACATACTTTCTTAATTCTATTCCTGTTATATATTCAGCTAAATTCTTACTTATTTCACGATTATTATGTTCTTTAAAACTCATTGTTCCTCTTTCAGTTCTTCAACTTCTACTATTACACCTTTAAACTCTTTTTGCTTTTCCATAGTTATAGATTTTACATATTTATCTGTGTCATCATTGATTAGTTTGCACTTCACTAAAGCATCCTCTATCATTTTAAATAGATAAGCATGATTAGATACATCTAGCCCACTATTAAAAGACATCTTTATTGATACTGGTCTTTCAAAAGTTTTTTTTATTCCTACAATACTCCTTACAAGGGTAGTTATATAATCTTTATCTTTAGAACGAATATTCCAATGAATTCCTGAATATATTTTATTTAGTCCCCAATCTTTACTTGTAATTTTTAAGGGTATTTCAAATCTTTGTATCATCCTAGACCCTCCAAGCTAAGAAAACTATCACTAAAAACTCGATAAAAGCCAAAGAAGTTATTAAAATTAACTTAAAAAATAATTTATCAAATATTGTTTTTACAAATTCTATATTTTTTATTTTTCTTTTAGTACGTTCTTCCATTTCTTCCTTTAACTTTAAATATTCATTTTCAAGTTTAGTTATATATCTTTTATAGTATTTATTTTGTTTTTTTAATAATTTTATTTCTCTTTTTTTATTTTTAACCATAGTTTTATCTCACCTCAGTCATAGAATATTCTAAAATCTCTAAAACCTTACCAGCTTCTTTATAATTTTCTCTCATACTTTTACAGAATTCTATTTGTTTTTCTTCCATTTCTTCATCTGTCATATGTTTTTCTTTAAAAATATGATTATTTATAACTCTAATGTTATTTTCATCTTTTACTTGAAGTTTTAATAAATATTCAACCATATTAATTCCATTCCTTTCCGATTCTTTGAATATTCTTTTGCCACTTCTTCCAATAGCTTTCAAGAATATCATCTTTTGTATATCCAAGTTTTTGACATATTTCTATTAATAAATCAGAAACTGTTAACAAATGATTTTTTGCAACTGATTGAATCAAATATAGAACTGGAATATGTCCTTCAACTATATATTTTTTATTCCATTCATTGAAATCCAAATCAATTAGGTAAGTAATTTTTGTAAACTCATCTAAATTGGTGTCACAGTAATTAATCATTTGAGCAAAGAAGAAAAATATATCTGTTAATTCTTCTAACTCTTTAGCTTTATCATATTCTTTAGTTTTCCAAGTCTTGTGGCTAAACTTAGTTTCTTCATTAAACTCTACACACTCAGCGATAAAACTCATTGTTATATCTTCTAGTGTTCTTTCTCTTGAACTGTGTATATTTTTATCTAAATATTGTTGCAGCATTAAGATTTCTCCAAATGTCTCAGGCTTTTTAAACTTCATTATTCCAACTCCTTTAATTTTTGTTTATTATCAAGTGTAGGTGCCATACTCTTAAAGCCAATCTTATTTATATTTTTAGTTCCATTTTGCATATCATAGAACCCAATATAATAATTGCTTACTTGATATTTATTTCTAGCATATGCCTTGTAGATTTTTCCAAACTCAAAAGTCAAAAATTTCTCTAGTTCATCACTATTCATACTGCATAGCTTTTGCCAACCATCAAGAGCATCAATAACTGCATGAATTGACTTATCCTCAAATTCTACTGATCCATAGCTTCCATATCTGACAATAGCATTTTTTAGCATTCTTTTTGCTATGACAATTCTGTCATCTAATTCATTTTCTGTAGTTCCAGAAGCATATTGAAGTATTTCTGCTATCTGTGGGAAATTCTTATATACTCTGTTTTTTACCATTGATATAAAAGCTCCATTTAATTGTTCAGCTGTTAAACTAGATAAAGCCAAATAATATATATTTAATTTTTCTTTAGTCATTTCACTTGTAGGGAAATAATCTAAAAATGGTTGAAATACTGTATTAAATTCTTGGTTAGTCATTATAATCCATACCTCGCTTTCATTTGCTCCATAAAATTATCATCAACTTTTAAATGGCTTGTATCCTTGCTTTCAGCAATTTTATTTTCATTGTTATTATTAAAAGCTTTAGACTTTTTATGTTTCTCTATCCATTCAGGCTCTAGCCCAGTCCATTCTTTTTCCATGGCAATATTAATAGCTTCATCTAAAACAAACCAATTAGGAAAATCTTTAACTATTTTTTTGATAGGCAGTACAGTCTTTATTGGCTTTTTAATATTCTTACGATATTCAATATACTTGAATAGGAGTTCTTTATATTCATTATCCTCAGTAAGATTATTTATAAACTCTTGGATCTCATTTGGCTTTTTTTCTTTTTTATTTTTTTCTTTATTAGTTTTACTTATATCTTTTTGTATATTAGTATCTTTATATGTCGGATTTTTTTCCGAGTTATTTTCGGATTTTTTTCCGAATTCACTTGGATTTTTTTCCGAGTTATTATCAAAATTCGGAGATTTTTCCGAATTGCTTTCAATAAAATTCCAACTTTTACCTTTTTCTGTTAATCTTATTAAATCCATTCCTTTATGTTTTATATATTCAATTATTCCTTTTTCTGCTAATACTTTTAAATTTCTATATACAGTATCAGCTTTTTCAAAAAACATAGGTAATTCTTTTAAGATTAAGTTTCTTGATACAAAATAATAAGTTTTATCATAAACTATTTCTTCATTAGCCCAAGCATTAGCTTCATATAAAAGAGCAATTAATACACCTTGAGTTGCATTTAACTCCCATTCCATACATTTTTGGTTATTCAGTGTTGTTGAAAATCTCATTTTAACCTCCTGCAGTTTTTGGAGAACCTTGGCTGTTCTCTCTTTATTAATTCAATTAGTAGAGCTTGGACATAAGAACCTGCCAAGGTGATGAACAAGCCCTACCAATTCAATCAACAAAGTTTTATATCCTACATCCTTATCAGCTGTCAGTTATCCACAGATTAGGTCTTGCCCTCTCTGTGTTAGATAAAGATGTAAGATAGCCAGTTTTAACATCATAAAACGTTTGGCAAAAGTTTTAGTTAAGTCTTTTATCGAGCAACTTAACTGCACGGATAGACCTTAATTCAATGTAAACTCTATAACTTTTATCTATCAAAGTTACACCTGCAAATGCTTAAATCTGTAAGGGGATAAAACATAAGATACTCAGCTGTAAAGCTTACCCCATTCTGGGACTTAGTTTTATCCAGTAGCTACACCTTACACAAATAGCTATAAGGGAGGCACTCACTTCTTTTGAGGGGAGCAGTGAGCAAGAATCTTATAGCTATTTGTCTAAGGAATAACCTTAGATTTTTAATATTTCTTTTATTTTTTCTTTAACTTTTATACCTTGTCTATTTCCTCTAATAACATCAGAACAATAGGCTACTGATATTCCTATTTCTTTTGCCAGTAATGTTATTGTTTTGCCTTGTTTTCTCAACTCTTTTTTTACTTTCATTTCAAAATTAAATTTTTCCATTTTGCTTTTTCTCCTTTCTATAAGCTAAAATTTATGCTAAAATAATAATAGCCTTATGGCATAATTTGGAGGTGGTGCTGATGTTAAAAGCCCTTTTAAATTTGCCAGTTCTTTTTGCATAAATTAGTACGTGAACAAGCCACGAAAAATAAGGGAGCTGCTCTTTTATGTTCTATCAGCTATTGGCTTTAAACTTGCAGAACTAAAACTGCATAAGTGATAGGATACCCTATAGAAAGAGAAAGGCTGTTTTTTTCTAAGGTTTTTTAAATCTCCCTTATAATTAATTTTTGAGAGAAATTTTGAGAGTTGATTTAAGGAAAAAGATTAAAAAACTTTTGCAAGGTATAAAAAGTTAAAAAATTTAGACATTAAAGATTAAAGAACAGCCCTTTAATCTTTTTTGTTTTAATCTTATTTTTTATTATGATCTCATAAATTATTTTAACGTTTTTTACGTTAAAATAGTATAAAAAAATTATATTCTTATCCCTAAGTCTATTTCTAAAAAATTAACTATCTTTATAATGCTATTGTATCTAATGTTGTCTTTTAGTAATAAATTCATAGTATCATAAAAGTTTGTAGGAGACATTCCTATTGATATAGCTAACTTTTTTTTAGAGATAAATTTTTTTAATCTAGCTTCTTCTATTTTGAAGTAAATTTCTTCTCCTGATATTGTCTTAGCCATTTTTTTCACCTCTCTAAAATCATTTAACAATATTTTAACGTATAAAACGTAAAAAGTCAAGAGAAATAAAAAACCACTAATTAAAGTGGTTAATTTAATCAATATTTAATTCTCTTTTTATAGCTTCTTGAAGTAACTGTGAAAAGTTAATTTTCTTTTCCTTTCCTAAATCTATAAGCCATTTTGGTAATGTTACCATTTTGTTTACTGATTTATTTTTCTTTCTCATTCTTACAAAGTCAGTATCAGCAGTTATTAATTGTAATACTTGATTGTCTTCTAAATTTTTAGTTAATTCTTTATAAGAGCTTGCAGGCTCAATAGGGTCATTGTCTTCCTCTGATATTAACATATAACCTTCCAATACATCTTTTGCCATTTTTAATGCTTCCTCAATATCTTTTGCACAAGTTAAGCAACCAGGTAAATCAGGAAATGAAATACTGTAACCGTCTTCATCTTTTTCAAATATAGTATAGTAATGATATTTCATATAATCAACTCCATTCTTTTAAGAGAGGGCATATTAACATATATTAAAACATATATCAATATTATATGAAAACTATAACTTTTATATTATTTTTTATAAAAATTACTACTAAAATTCATCTTCATATAATAAACGAGGTTGCCCTGTGATTTCTACACGAACTCTATCTGCTATTCCAGATAAAAATCTATCAATGCTATCTTTATCTGCTATTGTGTATAAAAATTCTTCTGCAACAAGTCTACTCACTTCTTTCTTTGTCGTTAAAAATTTATCTCCATAATCTTTGATTTTATTTTTAAAATACTTAATAGCCTCATCAAATTCATATTTTTTAAAAATTTCTCTTAATTCTTCTTCATAAGCCTTTTTAGTTTTAATTGTTACTTCTAATTTTTTACTAGCTTCAATAGTTCCAAATTTTCTTATAAGTTCTTCTCCTAAACAATAAGCTGAAACAACAGATAACATTATTCTTCCTTTTTTACTTTCTAAGGTATTTAATGTTCTTTTTATCTTATCTTCACTTCCCTTTAAAAGATTTCTAACGACACCTAATATCACTTCTGAAAGTTTATCAAAAACTTCAAAATCTTGATCTTCATTATCTTTTAAGGCTTCAATTACTGGAACAGTATTTAATTTTTTAGAACTTCCATTTAATTTGGTAGCTCTTGATGTAATTTTTTCTTTTTTATCTATTTCTAATATTCTATCTAAATCAACCCAAACTCTAGGAATATAATCTGCAATACCAAAGAAAACAACAAGTTCTTTATGCTCATCTTTAAAATCCTTAACTTCTAAATATTGTTTACCTTTTTTAAATCTAATATTGTCATATTCATGAATTAAATCCATATTATCATTTGTTTTCAATTAATTCTACCTCCATTATAATATTATCTTTTATTATTTTTGATTGGATATTTTTGACTTCATTAATTATTTTATCTAGTAACTTATTAATTTCATTTCTACTTTTATCTTTTAAATTTAGATTAAATGAACTTAATACATCTAATTCTGCTAAATCCTTTTTTATTTTTTTTAATAACTCTATATACTTCAAATAATCACTCTTATTTTCATCAATAAATTTTAAAATATTATCTCTTTTTTGGTAAATATTATCTTTCTTTTTTTCTACTTTCTCCTCTAATAACATTAATATTTTATCAAGTTTAATGGAATTTAAATTTTCCTTTTTCCTTTCTTTTTTCTTTTGAACTTGAATTTCAGAGGCATATTTCAACAAAAAATTTTTATTTTCAAGAGTTATATTTTTATCCTTAACCATAACCTTAGAAAAATTAATTATAAATTTATTTGAAATATATTTATTTTTAGTAGAATATGTTTTTAGAGTATTTTCAGATAAATTCATTTTTTCAGAAAGTTTTTTTAAATTTATTTTACTAGATATGTATTTTTTTAAAATTTCTTTAATTTTTATTTCTTTTTCCTTTTCCATCATTCCTCCAAAAGTATATAAAATAGGTATTTCTAATAACAAAAATAATATAATTTTTAAAGGAATTAAAAATAAATAACTTCCTTTTTTATATACTAACATACTTAATGGAAAAATAAAATATTAATTTATATTCCCTCCTTCATTAATTTTTTATTTCTCTCAATTTTTTTATTTCTTCAAACATCCAAAAATTAGTTTCACTCTCTCTAAACTCAAACTCTTCTACAACATCATCACTAGGAAATAAAAGCCAACTAGCAAATAAATTTGCTTCATCTTCAATTTTATTTCTCCTTAGTATTTTTGTATTATCAATCAAAAATTGTATTCTATTAGAAGAATGTAAAATAGCATGTCCAAGTTCATGAGCACAAACTAACTTTTGGTCAAATTCACTCAATTCACTATTAATGAATATGTATTTTCTTCTTAATATTTTCTTGAAAAATCCTCTTACTTCTCCTAGGTCCTGGTATATTATTTCAATATTCAATGCTCTAGCTAATTTAAAAGGATTTCTAGTTCTATGCCTCGCAATTAAATTTAATACCCTCAGTTTTACATTCAATTTAATCACCAGCCTTATTTCTTTTTCTTATTTTTCTGTTTTGCATCAAAAAAAGCATCCTGGATTGCCATTAAAACTTTTTCTTTATCTTCTTGAGATATATTTTCATCATTGAACATTAAAGCAGATTGTTCAACAATATCTTCAAATTGTTTTTTACCTCTGCTATTCAATTCTTTATATAGTGGGTTTTTTAATATTTTTACACCTATATCTTTTGGCACTAAAACTGAAAAAAGTTCTTCTCTTTCTTCTTCATCTAACTTTAAAGCTTTTGCTATTTTCTCAAGAGTTTTTATAGAGCTCTTTTTTATTTTCCCTCTTTCAATATCCCCTATAGTTCCTTGCCCTACTCCAGAAAGAGAAACTAATTCTTGCTGAGTAAATCCTTTTTTTTCTCTTAATTTTTTTAAAGTTATAGATAGGTCTGCCATAATTCCACCACCTTTTTTCTTTATTTTTTATATTATAAAACTTTTTACGTAAAAAACAAAACTTTTTGTTGACTTTTTACGTATAATACGTTATAATGTTTATATAAGATGAGATGAATAAAAGAAATTCAAATTTTTTTAAATAAAATTAACGTAAAAAACGTAAATAAAAGGAGAGATAAGATGAAAGATTTATATTTTTTAGATGGAACTGTAAGAACAATATTTGGACTTGTGGAATTAACAGCAAAAGCACAAATGGATTTTTTAGGAATAGATTATGAATACTTCTGTGATAGAAAATTAGCTAAAAACTGGTATGAAAAAACTAAAGCTGAACTTGAAATCAGTGAACATCCAATGAAAGATAAAGCATTAGAAAATCTTAATCAATTATATAAAGGAATGACTAGATAAGGGGGATAAAATGATTACAAAAAATTATAGTTTGGAATTTAGTTATGGAGAATGGGTTTTATATTTATATGATGATGAATTAAATTGCTTAATTGATTTAACTGGAAATGAAATAGATGAGTATTTTAAACTTCCTGATTTAAGTTCTTTAGAAGATGAATATACAACAATAGAAGCTAGCTGGGATAACATTGAAGAAGAAGGATATATAAACATAGAAATAACAGATCCAAAATCTAATGAAAGTTATCCTTTCAAAAGTAAATACAATAAATTTTCTGAATTATTAAAAGATATTAAAGACTTAGAAAATGAAATAGAAATAGACAAAATGAATGTTAGTGATTGGGAATATGAAAGAAAAAATCAATATAAAAGCAGAGGATTAAGTATAAGAGATTTTATGTAAGGGAGTGTAAAAGCTCCCTCTTAGGAGGATAAAATGGCATACATAGACAAAACAATAGGAGAAACTTTAATAAAAAGAATGTATAAATCAGTTAGAGAATCAATTAAAAATTTAGATAAATTAATAGAAGAAAATTATATTGCTGGTTATAACACTTCTTATTTAAGAGGAGTTAAAAAAGCCAAAATTGATTTGTTAAAAGATTTTATTAGAGAAGTAAGAGAATTGGAGGAGGAATAAAAATGAATTGCAAAATTGTTCAAAAATATTGGTATAGAGCAGAATTAAAAGGACTTAATGAAAAAAGAATTTTAGACATAATAAAATTATTAGAACTTTGGGAGGGGAATGTAAATGATTGTGAAAGATAAATATGCAGAAGCTGATTTGAAAGACATTGTTAAATATAAAATCAAATGGGTAATTAAAATATTAAGCGAGTTAATTTGAGAGGTAAAACAATGGAATATTTAACAAATTTTAAAAAGCTTTCTAAAAAAGAGCAGGATATTCTTGTAAATTGGTGTAAAGCTATAGGTAAAAGAAAAACTATAAATCCTAATATGACATCTTACGGGTTAAAACATGTATTCGAAAGAAGTGAAGTCGGATTTTACATTGATAATGATACTTTTAAAGAAGCGATGTTTATAGCAGGTTTTAAACGTGAACATACTCTTATAAATTGTTGTTTTAACTATTCGGAAAAAGGCTTAAAAGAAATAATTAGGAATGATAAAAATTTAAGAAAATATTATAAACATTTGGTTTAAGGGGGATAAAATGAAAAAAGAAATATTTGATGACTTATATGGAATTAATATTAATCCACATGTAGAACAAGACTATAAAGGACTTTCATATCTTAGTTGGGCAACTGCATATAAACTTGCAATGGATAAAGATCCAGCAATGAATTATGAGATAGTACAAGATAATGATGGAATGCCATTTTTTAGCCGTGGAGATGTTCACATAGTTAAAACTAAGGTAACTATGTTTGGAGAAACAAAAGAAATGTTTTTACCTATTATGGATAATAAACATAATGCAGTTGCTAAGCCTAATTCAAGACAAGTGAATGATAACATTATGAGATGCTTAGCAAAGAATATAGCAATGTTTGGGATAGGACTTCCTTTATATGTAGGAGAGGACTTAGCTCAATTTAAAGATAATAAAAAAAGTGAAATGGAATTAAAAAAAGAAGCAATAGATAAAATTAATAAATTAGCAAATACAGAAGAAAAGAGTAATAAGGTATTTGATATTATAGAACAATTTGGGAAAAATAGTTTACTTGATTGTACTCCAGAAGAATTGAAAAAAGTATACATGGAGTTAAAAAAATAGGAGGATAAAGACATGAATTTAGTAGTTCTAAAAGGAAGATTGGTAAGAGATGTAACTCTATTATTTGGAAAAACAGGAACACCTTATACAAGCCTTGTTGTTGCTGTTAATAGATATAGCAAAGATAAAGATTTAACAGATTTTGTATTATGTACTGCTTTTAGTAAGACAGCAGAATTTATTGCTGAGTATTTTAGAAAAGGGCAAGAAATACTTATTAGAGGTAATGTAAAAGTTGATAACTATGAGAAAGATGGAAATAAAATAAGTAAACAATATATAGTAGTTGAAGCAGTAGAGTTCGTAGGAAGTAAAAAAGAAAATACAGAAACTAAGGAAGAAGCTCAAGATAATGAAGAGTTTCCTTGGTAAAAAAATAATTAGATAGGAGTAAATAACAATGGATAAGCTAGGTTATTCAAGAGAAACACAAAAATTAATATATGCAATTATGAATGATATTTCTAATTCCTTCACAGGTCAAGATGCAGGAAAAAAAGCTTATAGTTTAGACTTGGAAGAAACTAAGAAACAATTAAAACAAAGATTTTTAGAAGTCTATGATATGCAACCTTTAAAATCTCCAATTACATTTTTTTCTAAATATTTGGAAAAGAATAAAGATAAAACTATTGGAGAGATAGAAAAAGAGTTAAAAGAAACATTCATAAAATCTTTACAAAGTACTTTAATTGAGAATAAAACATTTAGCTTAGCACTAAATACATTAACACAAAATCAAGCTAATGACTTGGTAAAGTGGTTGTTAGAAACTTGTATATATTATGATGTTCCACTAAAAATGGATGTTGAAAACCTAGCTGACCAATACACAAAGGCTTATCATTATGTATGTTTAAAAAATAAAATCTGCTGTATCTGTGGAAAAGAACATGGAGTTTTACATCATTATGATAATGTAGCTCGTGTTGGTGGCTATAAAAATGATGATGGAAGGGAACTAAGGGTAATGTGCTTATGTTTTGACCATCACAATGAAGTTCATGCAATAGGAACAAAAGATTTTAGTCACAAATATCATGTTGTAGGAATTTATTTAGATGATAGGCAAATAAGAGAGTTAAAAAGGATTTACAAAGGACATTTTCAAGCTTTCAAGGAGAGAGAATAATGAGTAAAATGAAGCAACAAAAATTATTTGAAGAAAACTATAAAAGTAATAGAGAAAATAATTGTTTTTACAGTGAGTTTAATAGTGAAACTTTGCTAATAACTAAAATTTGGGAATTTAACAGAAATATTTTATCACAATGGGCAGATGTTGATTTACTTATAGGTATAAATAAAAATACAACAAATATGAAAATGAAAAAAGGACTAACAACAATAGCTAAAAATTTAAGAGAAATAGCTGAAAAATTAGAAAATGCTACAAAAAAAGAATTTATAGACATTCAGGAAATGGAGTAAGTTAAGGAATAACGACCGTTTCAATTTTGGAAACAGTCGTAAAAATCTAAAGTTGGAGGACAAAATGTGGAAGTGTAAAAAGTGTGGTTGTGCAAGATTTAATATTTGGTTTCGTGGATATATGGAAGCTGATTTTGATAGTATCGAAATTGTAGAATACTATCAACATACAATGCAGTTAGTTAGAGAAGATTTTGTTGAGTGTATAGACTGCGGAAATAGAGATAAAAAGATTGAAAAAATAGCAACTTGGGAGGATGAAGATGAAAATTGATTTAAATAAACTGATGGACTATAAAGCAATAGCTTATTCTACTCCTTTAGCTCAACTTAATAAAGTGAAAGAGGAGTATCAGGAACTATTAGATGAAGTAGAAGTGAAAAGCTTGACATATAGTTTTATTAAGAACAGAGATAATTTTAAAGCAGAAGCTTTAGATTTGATAACTGCTACTGTAAATCTGTTGTTGCTTAGTGGAATAACTGAGCAAGATTTTGAAAAGCATATAAACAAGCTAGAATCTTACAAAAATGGGAAGTATAAGAGATAAGGAGTGGAACAATGTTATACAGATATCAAATAGATTTGAAAGTAAAAGAAGGAAATGCAGAAAAAACAATTAAAAAATCTATTTTTAGAAAAAAGGAACTAACAGATACTGAACTAGAAGAAGCACAGTCAGAGTTTATAAGAAGCACAAAAGCAATTTACAAAGAAAAGGGGATAGATTTAGAAGTTTTGGAATGGGAAATTCAAGAATTTGAGTTAGTTAGAGCGAAATAAAGGAGAGATGTAAGATGAAAAAAATATTAATGGTATTATGTTTAGTAGTATTATTTGCAGGATGTGAAGAAATGGGAACTACTATAGATATTCAATCAACAGCAAAACTGGGAAATAAGTTAGCAGAAAATCAGCCTACACCAAATGATATTGATTACAGTTTGGAAAGATATAATCTTATCCGTAGAACATATTGGGTAAATGGGCAAAGAGAAAAAGCAGTTAATTTACCTTGTCCAGTTGTAAAACCATTTGGAT